GTAATAGGTCGACATATCCATAAAGGATTCATCTTCCAACGACATAACTGCGTCCGCACGCAGGGAGAAAGTCTCCCGAACGTGCTGTTGCCAGACTGGTCTGGCCTGAATCGGCTGAGATGAAGGTACTTTCTTAACAGAAATACTGCGATATGTCCGGGACAAAAGCCCCCAACAGATCACAACATCCAATCGAGAAGGTCCACAAACGTGTCCGGTTGAAGTTCGGGCGTAGGACTTTTTCAAGTTATCTACATCACCGTCCCCATAATCGTACACTATTAGTGGTTTTAACCCAACACCCCCCAACGACTCTGGCACATACCAGGGTACACGCGTAAGTTTCAATGTTCCGGCGTTATGCAACAAAAAGAGCTCATGAACCTGCATCTGCATAGATTCAGGACAAGACTCAAGAAGGGCATGATGGCGCGCACCGATCGACTTAACGAACGGATTTCCAGATTCTAAAATGGCAACACCAATATCCACCTTCCCCCCAGACCGACCGAGACCCATAACGAGTCCCATATTCGGGTAGGGAATGAGAACAAATCGTCCAGACTTGTACTCATATGAAGTTGAATTGATGTTACAATATATCGAATGACTGTACACTTTCCCAACAGAAGGAATAAGCCCCGCAACTCGTGCGATGCTTTCCCAAATGACGGCAAACTGATCAGTAGACCTGACTAGACCATCGTCACCGTTCACAACTGCAGGAATCTCACGAAGAGATATAACGCAGGAATGTTCGATTTCGTAGGCGTGTCGGATTACAGCCATATTAACGATACAAAGAATAATGAAAGAAACAACTGAACCCATGAGTTGTCCCCAGACCTGGGGAACATCCTCAACAAGGTGACCCGTGAGCGCTTTGTGAAAGAGCACACGAATATCCTCTGGCATACCTACAGCATCACAAATTCCATCTACCGCAACTCCCGATAATTCAGGATCCAAAAGATCTGTCGCACTCTGGTAATCCAAAGAGTGAAACTTACCTGAACTACCGGAGAAAACCTCAAGGAGGAACTCCGGAGTAACGGTCTCTCCGACCAACTTGAAGGCACGAAGCCTCCTCATCTGTCGAAGAAGGAATTTCTGTACTGGCTTAAGACTGAAGTAAGTAAGAGGAGGGCCCTTGGATATGACCCTCACCTTAAGTGCCTCTGGTAAGGCGACTAACTTAACGTTAGCCTCTTCGTCTCCGGCGCGACTGCGCACATTGGTGTATACCTCACGGTAGACATCTTCGACAAGCTTTTTAAAGGCCGGTCGGACTTTTATGTGTACAGTACTTTCATCAGTAATCTCATCAACATCAATATCTTCAACCAGTGCATTCGAATATAGCTCTCGAGCCTTATTCGGAGCAAACCTATCC